ATGTAACAAACGACCACAAGGATACAACATGATTAATGACAAATTATTGCTTATATCCAGCGGGGGGTAGTTCCCCATTGCCAGCCAAAAGCCGGCTTGGCGTCAGCGCCAATATGACGGCCAACTATTACAGCGGCGCGTCCACGCTGACTTTCACCGTGGACGGCGTGGCCCTGAACGCGGCCGAAATCTCAAGACTGGTCAAGATCACATCGTCCACGGGAAGCTTCATGGGCATGAACAAGAACGCCTCCCCAAAATACAAGACGGTCAGCGCAAACGGAACGGCTGCCATAAGCGGATCAGCGGTGAAGATAACATTCTCATGGAGATGCGATTATTCCACGGCATCGGAATACAGCTTTGCCTGCGACGGAATTTTCGCCGGAAATCCTTTCCGATGCGAGGTTAAAGTCGATTTGGAAAATTCACACTTGGGCTATAACCGCTTTGCCTGGAAATGAGAGGCGGGTCTTCCTGGGATAAACATAAACATTCACGAGGTAAACATGGGCGGCATAGTTTCATCCATTTTCGGGCTTGGGCAGCAATATGAAGCGCCCGATCCAATCGAGTATGACCCCATGCCCACGCGCACGGAGGCGGCTGATCCGGAAGCCGAATCCGTGCGCGAATCCGAGCGGCGCAAGATCAAGGCGCGGCGGGCAATGAGCGGCACCTTGCTGACCAGCCCGCTTGGCGTCAATGGAAGTAGCGGGGGCAGTTCGGGCGGCAGCGGTCCGGGTCTGCTGGGGCGGGTATAATGTCATCCGACAAACTTGCCAAGGCCCGCGCCTTTGCGGCGCATCTGCAATCTTCGCGTTCCGTGCGCGAGGAGAAGTGGCGGGAGCTTTCGCGCTGGCTTGCGCCGCACCGCGCCCTCTTTGACGGCGAAGATATGGCGGCATGCGGGGAGCGGCGCAACCGCAATGCCTTCACCCAGATGGCCCAGGCCGCTCTTTTGCGCGGGGCATCCGGCCTGACATCCGGCATGACGCCGCGCAATATCAGCTGGTTCAAGCCCGATTTTCAGGACGTGGAAATGAGCGAGGCATCCGGCGCGCGGGCCTGGCTTGACGAGATTGACCGGCGGATGAAGGAAGTCCTTGCGGCCGGCGGCTTTTATCAGGCAATCCACGCTTTCAACACAGATTTGCTCTGGGCAGGCTGCGCCCTGATCTATTCGGAAAGTTCCGACGAAACGGTAATGCAGTTCGAGTGCGTGCAGATAGGCTCGTTCGGCATTGCCCTGGACGGGCACGGCAAGCTGGACGCCGCAGTGCGGGCCATGAACTGGACTGTGGAGCGCGCGGCCCGCACATTCGGCAAATCCGCGTTATCGCAGGGCACGCAATCGAAGCTGGAGAAAAATCCCTTTGACTCAATCCGTGTCTGGCATTTGGTGCGGCCGCGCGATTACCGCAACCCAGGCAAGCAGGATGCGCAATCCATGCCTTACGAAAGCCTGTTCTGGGAAGATTCCGGCAACGATTTTCTGCATGAGGGCGGCTATAATGAAATGCCCTACTTCTTTGCGGTCTGGCACGAGTCCGCCAATCCTTACGGAACGGGCCCCGGCGACGACGCCCTCCCTGATGCCCGGCAAGTCGATATGCTCGAGCGCCGCAAGCTTGAAGGTCTTGCCAAGCTTGTCAATCCGCCGGTGATGGCGGATTTTCGCATGAAGCAGGAACCCGATCTTGATCCTGGCGGCCTGACCTGGCTTGACCCGCAAATCGCGCAAATCCGGCCAATTCTCGACCTTTCTCCATACGCCCATGCCTTCCAGTATTTGCAGGCCGAAATCAACACTGTCGGCCAGCGTCTGGAGCAGGAACTGATGGCCTCGATTTTTGCCTCCATGCCGCTGGATCAGCGGCCGCGCGATATGTCGGCAACCGAATTTCTGGAACGCAAGCGCGAGGCCTTGCAGCAGATGGGGCCCGTGATGAGCGCGTATGAGCCGAATGTATTGACGCCGCTTCTGCACCGCCTGCTGGCCACGCTTGACCGCGCCGGCCTTGCGCCGCCTCCCCCGCCGGCTCTCGAGGGCTATCCCTGTTTTCTGAAGATGGACTTCATTTCGCCGATGGCGAACGCCCTGCGGCAAACCGGCGCGGAAACAACGCGGGCGCTGATGCAGGACGTTGCCATGCTTGTGCAGACAACGCAGTCAATGGACATTCTGGACAAGGTTGACGTTGACCAGATGGTGGACGAGCTGGCAACCGGCCTTGGCGTTCCGGGCAAGGTCATCCGGGCCGATTCGGACGTGGCCCAAATCCGCCAGCAGCGGGCCGAAGCCCAGGCCGCCCAGATGCGGCAGCAACAGCAGATGATTGAGGCGCAGGCGGCAGTCCAGAACGCGCAAGGTATGGCCAATGCGGCAAAGACGGTGAATGAAATGCAAGATTAATGGAATGGGATTTGATCCATCAGGGGCTCTGCCCCTGAAACCCCGCTGGGGGCCGCGGGCCCCCAGACCCCCTCTCGCGCAAATGCTGACGCATTTGCCAAAGAGGATTCGGAAATAAATGCTATTTCCAGTTGACAGCCAGTAAGCTTTGGCTCTTTGAAAATTTAATATAGAATGCCTGCCGTGGGCGCCCCGAAGGAGGGGTACCCTATGTGGCACTTCCTGCTAGACGTGCTGGCCTCTTTTGTGGCCGGCCTTTTGGTGGCTGTGGTGGTTCACAAGTTGAACCTTAAATAACAGCGCGCCCGGCAGGGAGTAGCAATCCCTGAACCGGGCGCCAATTCCGTAATGAATAAATACGGGGGTGCCCACTAAAACCGGGCGGCAGGTGTGGCAACTTGCCGCCCTTCCTTTTTAATTATGGCCAGGGGCGGCGCAAGTCAAGGGAGTAATCATGTTTGCCCACGACAAGCTTGAAGTTATCAACAATGCCCTGATGAAGATTGGCCTGCCGCTTGCGGCCTCGCTGGACGACTGCGACTGGAATGCCTCGACCGTTTATGACCTTGTTGTCGAGCAGATATTGCGCTCGTTCAACTGGGGCTTTGCGGGGGTGTTCACGGTCATTACCCAGTCCGGCGGCATGCCCGCGCACGGTTTCCGCTTTTCATACCAGATGCCGGCGGATTGTTTGCGGGTAATCGACGTGCGCTGCAATTTCGACCTGCGCTCCCCAAAGGCGCGCTTTGTTGTTTCCGGCCGCAATATTTACGCCAACGTAACGCCCTGCAATCTGCGCTATGTCAAGCTCATGCTCGACCCGCAGGACTGGCCCCCGGATTTTACCGACGCCGTTTCCTGCCGCATTGCCTTCGAGATCGCTTCCCTGTCCGCGCAAACCATGTCCATGACGCCCGGCCTGATGCAGCTCTATCAGCTCTCGCTTACCCAGGCCCAGTCTGTTGACGCCACGGAAACAACCGAGCGCGTGCCGCTGGATGAGTCCGTACTGATTGCCAGGGCGGGAGGGCGCGCCTGATGCGGGGGGCTATTTTCCAAAAATCTTGAATGCCGAGGAAACAATGGCGCCAATTATGGGAAGGGCTGCGCAAACAATGGCGCCGGCTATTTCGTGATAGGCATAAATCAACCATCCAGCAAAACCAAAAGCGACAAGGTAAAAGACCATGCCCATAAACATACCCAGAATGGATTTACGATATGCCAGGCTTCTGGCATGTCTCTGCATGGCAATTTCCTGCTCAAGCAGATTCAGTTGCGCTTTTTCGCACTCACGCCGGCATTCGGCTTCTTTTTGCCATTCCTCTATAATCAAATCCGGTAAATCCGGCTTTATCTTACGATACCCTTCGAGAATTTCGGGCAAGGGAATTGGTGTGCTGGCGATAATTGTTCGTTCCCTGCGAACCACGCTGTTTTCTTCATTTGTCCTCTTTTTCGCCATTGCCAGTAACCTTGTCGATAGCGGCATACATATCATCGCCAATTTTCTTCCAGTCCCGGGCAAACGCTTCTTCCACGGTATGCGGAAACTCGGGCGCCTTGATGCGCGGAATTTTGTCACCTTCAATCGGCATGAACAAGGCATCCAGGCAAAATGCTATTCCTTCAAACATGACTTGCCTCCTGAAATGAAGCTTATAGATAAAAATATTCCGTGGCAAGAACACGCATAAGCAGGATTTACCAATGCCAAACGTCAACTGGAACGCCCTCAATTCCCTTTCCCGCGCGAAAATTGGCCAGTCGCATCCGATAAAGGATTCGCCCTTTTCCAATCCTGCCGTGCAGCAGATTGCGCGTGATGAGCGGGTGAACTCGCTGGCCAACGTGAATTTGTCTCCGAAACCGCCGCTGGTTGACCCTAACGCGGTTCTTGAAAGCGTTGGGGAAGTGGCCAAAGCCGCGCAGGAGAAAGGCGTTGGCGCGATGTTCGTTGCCAAGAACGCCCTGAACGGCGGGGAGCTATCGCCCATGCTGTCCGGGCGCTTTGACCAGCCGCGCTACCTGACTGGCTGCAAGCTATTGCGGAATATGATTGCCATGCCGCAGGGCGGGATTACCAGGCGCCCGGGGATGGAGTTTCTGGGCTCAATTGGCGGCGCGGTCAATTCGATGTTCATTCCCTTTGTCTTTTCGGCAACCGAGGCCTGCATGCTGGAGTTTGCGGCGGAGGAAGGACACGACACAATAGGCCTGAATGTATGGCTGGCGGATGGAACGCTTTATCTGGGCGGCGTATTGTCGCTGCCATATACCTGGGAGGAAGTCCACGCGCTTTCATACGCCCAGTCGGCCGATACGCTCTACCTGGCGCACAGCAACCATCCGCCGGCCAAACTCATGCGCTACGGCATGGATGACTGGCGTTATGAGGTAATCGACTGGATGCCGGACATAGCGGCGCCGGCTGCGCCAACAATCTCCTGGGAAGGCAATCCGGGCGAATGGAGCTGGCAGAGGGAGCTTGCCACATACAAATATGTCGTTACCGCCGTGGACAAGACCAGCGGCGACGAATCGGAGCCCTCGGCGGAAGCCAAAATCGAAAATTGCGTTCCGGTCGGCACGAACGGCTATTACATTGTCCTGACCGTCCAGCCCGTGCCGAATGCCGGCGAATATCGCGTCTATAAAAAACAGGGCGGCGTTTACGGCTTTGTCGGGCGCATTACCGACGTGGACAAATCGCCGCTGACCTTCGAGGACAGGAACATCACGCCAGACACGGCGGACACTCCCCCCGCCCACCGCGATCCCTGGAATGACCCGGATTTTCCTGATGATGGCTATCCGGCCCTGGTCTTTTTTCACCAGCAAAGGCTCTGTTTTGCCAGAACCTACAAGCGGCCGATGACAATCTGGATGAGCGAAAGCGGCAACTACGAATCCATGGCTGCGGCCACGCCTCCGCTTGATGACCATGCCATAGAAGTTACCATGGCGGGCACGCAATGCAATCGCATCCTCTGGTGCTGTTCCGACCGCAACGTCCTCTGCATTGGAACCGAGGGCGGCGAATGGATATTGACCGGCGCGGAAGGGGAAGTCCTTACGCCCTCTAATCTTTCGTTTCAGCCTCAAACCTATTTCGGCTCCGCGCCTATCGGCCAGGACGCCATCCGCGCGGCCTCGAGCCTGCTCTTTGTCCAGTTCGGGGCAAAGACAATCCGGGAATTCTGCTACACCTTCCAGTCCGACAGCTACCAGTCCGCGGACTTGTCCGTGCTGGCGCGGCACATTCTCGACCCCTCGATTATCTTCGCGGCCTGGCAGGGGGATCCCTACAATATTCTCTGGTGCGTGCTGGCCGACGGCACAATGGCGGCCGTAACCTATCTCAAGGAACAGGAAGTCATTGCCTGGCATCGGCACGATACGGCTGGCCAGATAAAGGACATTGCCGCCCTGCCCGACGGCAAGGGGCAGACCCAGATCTGGATGCACGTCGAGCGCAACGGCGTGCGCTGCGTGGAGCGCCTGCGGCCCTACAAGGAAGTCGTTCTGAACGAGCCCGTGCCTGATACCGACTACACGGACGGCCCCTGGCACGCGCCCTACGAATCGGTCTGCATTCCGCACTTGCCGGAAACGACCTTGCAGAACGGCTCGACCTATATGCGCGTGCGCAAGCTGAACGCCGTCAAGGCGCAAGTCGTGAACTGCAAGCCGTTCAAGGCGAAAATCGGCGACGGCCCGTGGATGAATGTGCCGGAACGCCTGCCCGACCCCAAATACACGGGCGGCCCGACATTCTGGAATTTGCCCATTGCCGGCGGCTGGCGCGAAAACGCCGATCTTGTCCTGAAATTCACCGACGGCCCGGCAACGGTTCTGGGCATCCTGGCAACGCTGGAACTGGCGGATCTGGCGGGAAGCCAGAAGTAGGAGCAAATTATGGGCAGCGCATTGACTATGCTTGGCTCGGGGATGGCGCAATCGAACCAGCAGCGCCAGCAGGCAAAGGCCATGGAAGTCCAGGCTGCGAACACGCGGGCGCAGGCGGAAATGGAGCGCCAGCGCGGCCAGATTGAGGTGGAAACGATTGCCAGGCAAAAGAGCAGGCTGACAAAAGACTATCAGCAGGAACAGGCCCGCAACCGCGTCAACCTTGGCGCGGGCAATATCGACATGACAAGCGGTTCGGCCTTGAAGATTCAGGAGGGCAACGCGGACGCCTACGCGGCCGATGTTGGCGAAAACGAGTATCAAAGACTTTTGAGGATCAACGAGACGAACAACAATTTCAGGACGGCCCAATGGCAGGCTGACCAGTATGATGCCAATGCGAGCTATCTCAAGAAGACTGCCGGAAATCTGGGCACGAATTTGCTGACGGCGGCGCTTTCCGGCGTGGCATCCGGGCTGACCAGCTATATCGGCGCGGGCGGCAAGTTTTTCGGGAATGGGACGGACCAGATCGGCACGGATCTTTCCAATCCCGTGGGCAAGTTCTACCACGAAAACGTGAAATCCAACTTTGTATCAAAGATCAAATTGAGGTAGCGCCATGGAACGCCAACGCCTGTATAATGAAAGAGTTGTGGCCCAACCGGGGCAAGTGCGCGGCGCGAATGTTGTCGGCCCTCCGGCCGGGCATGATTGGGCGGACAATCTGCTGAAAACAGTTGCCGGCGCGGGCAGCGACTTCATGCGAGTCATTGCCCATGATTACGTCCGCAACGAGAACTCCTTGATGCAGGAAGCGCTGATCAGCGCGGATACGAAGTTCGAGTCCTGGAAACAGGACTACATGAAAGAGCATCAGGGACAAAGCGCGCTGGATGCCCAGCGGGATTTTGTGCGCAAATACGGCGAAATCCGGCAGGAAACAATGGATATGTTTCAGGGGCATGACAACGAAATTTTCCGGCAAAGGCTGGATCAGAGCCTTGGCCTGCGCGCGCTCCATGCCCTGCAAACTGGCGGGGCATATCAGGAACAGCAAGACGCGGCCTGGCAGAAGTCTGTCTTTGACGGGACGCTGGCGAATTTCCAGAAAGATGTTCAGGCCAGCCCGGCCAATGAGCAATACATCGCGGCCCGGCGGGCTGAAGTTGTCCAGGATATGCAGACGCGCTTCAAGGGCGAGGATCTGACGGCAAGGATTGCCAAACTGGATGAGCAGATTGCCGAAGGCCGTATGAACGCCCTGCTTGCGGCAGGCGATTACGACGGCGCGGAAAAACTGCTGGGCGGATCTGGCACTGCCCCGGCGGCATCTTCCGGCGGCGTTCCCGGTTCTTTCACATCTTCCGGCGGCGGCACGACTTCATCCCGAAACTTGAGCGTCCACAATTACGGCAACGTCAAGAATATCGACGGCAGGTTCAATGCCTACGCCTCGCGGCATGACGGCCTGATGGCGATTGCCGAAAGGGTGAAGCGCTATCATGAGGATCCGAAACGCCGCGCCCAAAGCATCAGCGACATTATCCATATCTACGCGCCAAAGGAAGACAGCAACGATCCCAAAGGCTATGCCGCTTTTTTGGGTAAAAGATTGGGCATAAGCCCGACCGCGCAGCTCAACTTCAATGACCCGAAAATGGTGGCCGGGCTTGTCCAGGGCATCGCGGCCATGGAACATGGCGCGAAAAAGGTTTCCGTCGGCGATGACGAGGCCCTTGCCGCCGCGCAGGCCGTGGCCAGCGGCCAGATGCCGAAAGTGGTCGGCCGCGCTCCGGCAAAAGGGGAAGCGGCTGGGACACAGCCCGGGACACTGGCCGGGACAAGCTCCCTTCCCGGCCTTTCGCCGGAAAAGGCAATGGCCTTTCGGCACAGAATTGACATGATCCGCAAATCCCAGCAGGCTGAACTTCGCGCGGGCATGGAGATGAGCCTTGCCGATTACGTCGCGGCCGCCCTGGACGGCAAGGCGGGCGATTTGCCCTTTACACGGGAACAGGTCGTGGCCGGATATGGAGACAAGGCGGACAAGGTCTGGGCGCAGGTTACAGAAGCAAAGCAATTAAGCTCGGACATTTCCCGCATGAACGACAGCGACGCGGCCACGATTGGCGGCATGCTTAGGGCTGCCGACCCGGCAGGGGAAGGCTATGCCATGCAGCGCGGCTTTCAGGCCAAAAGGCAGGAGGCGGCAAGGGCTATCCTCGAGGCGCGGCAAAAGGATCCGTCCGGCTATCTGATGAACCGCAACAAAACCTTGCAGGCGGCATATAATGCCATGCTGCAAAATCCGACTCCGGAAGCGGTCAACACTTACCTGGCCGGCCTGAAGGCGGACGCCGATTTGCTCAAGCTGGGCGATGTGCCGATCTTCCCCAAAGACCAGGCAAAGGCTTTCGCCGGCGCAATCATGTCCGTCCCCAATGTCGGCACAAAGCTGAAAGAGTTACGAGTCGCCTTTGGCCGTTTCTGGCCAAAAGCCATGCAGGAACTTTGCGTCAAGGATGGCCTGCCGGTTTCGGCGCAACTGGCGGCCAACAATATGCCGGAGGAAGCGGCAAGGCTGCTCATGGAAGGCGCAAAGGACAAGGAATTTCAGAAAAAATCGTTTGAACTTCATGCGGACATCAAAAAAACAGAATTTGACGCGGAAGTCAACAAGCAGATGGGCGAGTTCAACGCCACGCTTCTTGGCGGCGGCGACCAGTCAGTCGCAACCGAGGTCAACAATGCCGTGGCCACGCTGGCCCTGCAATACGTCAATCGCCAAAATCTGGACTACAGGGACGCCATCCGCAAGGCTGCCCACGATGTCATCCTCGACCGCTACACAATAAACAGTGTGAACGGCGGCTCTTTCCGTGTGCCCACGTCCCTGGACGGGGATGCGATTGAACGCGGCGCGGGCAAGGCACTTGAGGAACTGGCGGCCAAATCTTCCGACTTATACGCCGTCGATTACCAGCATCTTGGCGAACACGCGCCCAAAATGTACGGCTCCATGCTGCGGGCAACCGGCCGCTGGCAGACTGCCGGGGATGAATCCGGCCTTGTGCTTTTTATGGGCAACTCTGTCGTGAGGGACAAGGACGGCAAGCCGATAACGCGCACCTGGGCAGAACTGGACAAGCTTTCCAAAGACTGGCAGGAGCGCGAGGAAAGACAGGGCGCGGCGCTTGAAGACATATATGAGGAGGGCGCATAATGGCTCTTTTCACAAATCTCGATTTGGGCGTGGTAAAGCCTCTTGACCTGAAGGACTACAAGCCAACCATTGGCGAATCCATGTCCATTGCCTGGGACGCGGCAATGGAGCAAAACCCCATGCAGATTCTTGCCCGCCGGCAGGAGATGGCCGGCTGGGAAGATGGTCTTGAGCTTTTCGACTCCAGGACTGGACTTGATCCGACTGTTGATATTGACTTTGAAGACTTTCGCCTTGGACGAGAAGTCCATGCCCTGCCGCTTGAGGAGCAGGCGCGGCAGATAAAGGATGCCGGGCTGGAAGGACAGGTAAAGCCTGTCGAGGGCTATCGGCAGGAAGCGCTTGATATTGTCATGGACAGCAAGCGGCTTGAGAACGCGGCCGGCCTTGTCAGCGAGAACCAGGGCCTTGGCGGCGCAGTTGCCGGCTTTGGCGCGGGCCTTGCGGCCAGCTTCATGGATCCGATTAATATCGCCAGTGCTTTCGTGCCTGTTGCCGGTGAAGCGCGGGTTATGTCGCTTATGGCCGGAGCTTCTGGAATTGGCCAGCGGGCCGCAATTCGGGCCGGGCTTGGCGCGGCGTCCGGCGCTCTTGGCGCGGCCATGATCGAGCCGATGATTTACCTTGGCCAGCAGGAAGTCCAGGCCGATTACACATTTGCCAACTCCATGCTCAACATGAGCTTTGGCGCGATAATGGGCGGCGTGATGCACGCCGGCGGCGGCACATTTGCCGAATGGCGGCGGGCGCGATCCGGCAAGGCGCAGCCCTGGGAATATGTGCCGCCTGATGACGACAGCCAGGCGTTGATGCAGGCTCATGCGGATGATATGGCAAGGTATGAAATCGAGGCCAATCCTGAAGCCAATGCGGATTTTATCCGGGAGCATGCTTTGGCGGAAGCGGAACTGTTCAACCAGAAAGCTCGCGCCTGGGCTTACCACGAACGAAAAACTGTCGGGGAATACTACGCCCAAAACCGGCCGGAATATCGCAGCTGGCGGGATTATTTTGAGCCCCCAAAAGTTGATGACGGCACAGGCTTTGAATGGCGCCCGGATGATGTGCCATCAGAGGTTGATACCCTTTTCCATCTTGACGATAATGGAAATGCAATTTCGCCTGGTGAAAACAATCCGAGGATTGCAAAAGTTGTCGAAGTAAATCCGGATTTACTGGTTCATGGGGATGGTACGCCAGTAAATCTGATGTCGCGTGATGATATGTTCAAGTGGCTGCGCGAAAATTTGCAGGGCCTTATCGTAAAAATAGCTGATGATGGCACAATCCAAAAATTAACACGTAAAGAATTGAATGCAAGCCTCAAGAGGCGCGGGTTAG